AACGCGGCCCTTCGCCAAGATCGCAAATCTTCCACCTATCCGCATAATTACATGCATTTCCCCAGCGGCCATGGGTATACGCCTGAATATTTCCAGCGCCTGTTGATCGAGAAAGTGACGCTGAAGAAAGGACAAGACGGGAGCTTCTACGAGTTCTTCGACAAGAAGGACAAGCGCGACCGGAACGAACCGCTCGACGTTCGCGTCTACAACATCGCCGCCGCGAAGAAGCTAGACATTGCGTTCGCAACGATTGCCAAAAAATACGCTGAATATGCGGCCAAGAACCTGCCAGATCGAGGTAAAGAGCGCGAATATACGCTCGATTTCGTAGCCGATTGACCAAAAGCCCTTGAATTTCGGCTTTGTTTTGTCGATGCCTCCGACATGGCAGCTTTACCCTCCCGCGCATTCTGCGGCGAATCCATCGAATTTACGGCGACCGTAACGTCAGGCGCTACAGGTTCGGCTCATTTTCGCAGCATTGACACGGGCGAGGTTGTCACCGTTGCGCTGTCCGTATCGGACACGACGGCGACCGCGACCTATGCGCCGGAAAAGACGGCAAACCTGCCGGCAGGAATCTACGTCGTTGCGCTGACGCTCGAGGTGGCCGGGATTCGGTCGGTTGAGTCCATAGGCAATATCACGCTGCAAGCTCCGCCGGATCGCGCCCCGCTGCCGAGTCATGCACGAAAGATGGTCAAAGCTTTGGAGGCGCACCTTGAAGGCCGAATCAGCGATGACGAAGGCCGAGGGCTTGAGACCTACACGGTCGGAGGCGTCCCGATTACGAAAATCTCCTTGATGGACGCTCGCGAGCTGTTGACCAAATACCGGCGCGACCTCGACACCGAGATCGCCAAGGCTCGCGCAGACGCTGGCCTTTCCAACGGTCGCACAATTTACTCCAGATTTGAATGAAACCACTCCTTTACGGTCCCAACAACAAGCCCATCCGCGCTCGCAATTTCGACGCAGCCAAAGGGACTCGATACACCAACGATTGGGTCGCAGGAACAGGCCCAGCGGATAACGCGATCAAGCAGGATGCCAAGTCACTGCGCGACCGTGCGCGGGATTCTGAGAGGAATGACGGCTACATCGAGGGCGCGTTGATGGCCTTGGAATCCAACGTCATTGGCCAGCATGGTATCCGCATGAAATCGCTCGCCCGTCGAGCAGATGCGAGAAGTAAAAAGGGCGTGGCAATTTTGACGTTACGAGGCAGTTCTCACGCGCTGCTTTCGAGCGTCTCGCCTTGCGGTCTGCCGTTCGCGATGGTGGCTTTTTGACCCGCACCATTGAGGGCTTTCCAAAAAACGATTTCCGCTTTGCTGCGCAAGGAATCGAGATCGACGCGCTGGATCCGCATCACCGAAACGATGCCGCCCGTATCTACATGGGCGTGGAGTTTGACGAGTGGGATGAGCCGATTCGGTATCACTTGCGCAAGATGGATCCTAAGAGCGGTCGCTACACTCGCGAGACGTTCGCGGTCGGTGGTGACAACATGATTCACACCTTCCTTGCTCGACGGATTAACCAAAGCCAAGGCTATTCGTGGCTGGCCAATGCCCTTCTGCGTCTTCGCCATCTGGCCAAGTTTGAGGAGGCCGAGGTTATTGCTGCGCGTATTAGCGCCAACAAGCTTGGCTTTTTCAAGCAGACCGGAGAAGCACAATATACCGGCGATGAGGACGACGACGGCAAGGCCATTGCACCCTCCGCACCAGGCACGTTTGAAACGTTGCCCCACGGCGTCGAGGCCCAGATGATTGACCCAGCGCATCCGAATAGTGCGATGCCGGACTTCCGAAAGGCCATTCTGCGAGGCGTCAGCCCGGGCATTTACGTGAATTACAACACATGGGCACAAGACTTGGAAGGCGTTTCATATTCGTCCATCCGGCAGGGTGTCCTTTCAGAGCGCGACATCTACAAGATTCTCCACTCTTGGTTTATCGACACTTTCGAGATTCCGCTTTTTGAACGCTGGCTTCGCATGGCGTTGATGATGGGCAAGATTGAGGGCTATACGCTCCTCGACTTCGACCGCCTCTCCCACGTCGAGTTTTCCGGCAGAACGTGGACATGGGTTGACCCTGTCGGCGACATCGAGGCCATCGAGCGGGAAATCGCTCTTTCGCTTAATTCGCGCGAGCGTGCGGCCAAGGATCGCGGCTTGAACATAGACAAGATCATTGCCGAGAATGAGGCTGACAATGCCAAGCTTCAAGCGGCAGGATTGCCAACGGCTGTCGGAAAATCGGCTGGCATTGAAGTGCCAAGCGAAGCTCGCGAGTTTGAAACGCTCAAGGCGAAGTTCGACGCTTACGGTGTCGGGGTTCGGGCCGGCTCGATCACACCGCAGATGGCCGACGAGGATGCATTCCGCACTGAGGCCGCATTGCCGCCCATGGGAGCGGAAGCGAAGGGGGCGTGGTCTGAGGATAAAGGCGTGAGGCGACCGATCACGCTGCAATCGCAAGGGGCATTTGCGGCAGCTCAAAGCGCACTGGTCCATGAAGCGGACCCGCATGAGCAGGGCGAGATGGCCGATGAATCGGACCAACACGAAGAAGAGGAGCAAGCTGCCGGTTAAAACTCGCCCCAGCACTTCCGAGGAACCGATGAAATCACGCTGAGACAATCCTCTTTTTCGGCGTCGGCCATCTTCGATTTCTTGATGATGGCGGCGATCTCGTCGAAGAGGACGTTCTGCGCGGCCATTAGCTCGTCAACGTTGGCAAGCTCGCGCCGTTTCCGCGCATTGTCCATTTCCAGCCCCTCTGCACGTGCTGTAGCCTCTCGCGTCCTTGCCTCCTCCAAAGACATTGCGCCTTCGCTGCGAGCTGGAGGAGGACGAAGCTGGGCAATCTCAAAGATGTCGTAAAGCTTCGCGCCCTTGTCGCCTTCTTCAAACTTCAGCCCCAGGTGCGATGCGCGTTTTTCCACCGTCTCGCGATTGGTGCGAAACATTGAGGAGAGCGCCTTGATTGAGAAGCGTTGCATTATCGTCGTCCTGAGTGGGCCTGTGCGCGTTTGGCGATCTTGGCCTCGATGTATTTACGCATGTCTGCCGTTTCCGTAGTCAGGGCCGAGGCAATTGCGCGATCAAGCTTTCCGCCATGCTCTTGATCGACGCCGAGGATTTGCAAGACTGCGGCCATGAAATCTTTCTTTCCGCCCTCGTTGGCCTTTTTGCCTTTTGCGTTGTCAATAGATGCCACCTTTTTCACTGCGCGAACCTTCCCGCCAAGATCGCTCGCAAGCTTGAGGAAAAGGGATCTAGAATAACCAGCGTGCCTGACGCGTGACGCATAGATTTGATCGGCGATCTTTTTATTGCCCTGCCCTCTTACCGCTGATCCGAATTTTGTGATGCCAAACTTGGTTTTTCCGGTCGCGATGGCGTGCCAGATCGAACTCCCCTTTGGATGATCGGTGCTGATTTGGGCTTTTACTTCAATGGCCGATGGCATGTTTTTACTGGCAGTAAAAGCAACCCGCACGGCCTTTTCGTTGATGGCCGTTCCCGTGTCCTTTCGAGACTCGACAAGATACTCCTGCAAAGCCTTCGTAAACTCTGCCATTTCCCAATCTGCTTTGATCCGGTCCATACTCAACTAAACCACGCTTCCGCATGTTCGCCAAGGATCTCCTGCATTTTCGCCGATGCGCTCCTGCCTGGTGGCACGATGTCGCAACCTCGCTCGAAAAGGTCTGCATTGCGCAACTGCATCCCGATACAGAGCGGCAGCTCGTCCATGTAGTATGCCCAAGTCTGGCCGGGGAGCTTTGCCGCTACGGTCGAAACGTAGTCGGCATCGCTCCCGATCACTCCCCCACGTTGGAGGTGTCGCGACCGCCGGAGGGAGATTCGACGGATGCCGAGACGGTCTGGATGTCCTCGCAGATCATGTTCAGAAGCTGCACGGCCTCGATCTCCTCCGCGCCTCCGATTTCGCCGCCTTCCTTGTCCCACCATGCCATCATTTCGATGATCGCTTGATCGCGATTGAGACAGGAACGGGCAACGCGGGAATCGTCTACGGAGCAGAGCCACACCACCATGATGGAGTCGAGCGTAATTTGGTCCCAGACTCCGTTTTCATCCGGTCTTGCGCGACCGAGGAAGAGGGAATTGCCCATGCATCGCGCTGCCGTCGAGCGGGATTTTGAAAACGGTTTAAGGGGCTT